TCATAGAACTGATCAAATATCTGTACAGTCTGATCTATTTGTGGATTGTAGTTGTTGACCGAGCCCATGATCTATCAGTCTCCGCCAACAGTGCCTGTGGTATTGGTTGTTTGTACTGGAACACCAATATTGTTTTTCTTGGGGAATATCATACCGTTGCCGGTGTTGATTGCCACACGCATGGCACCAGGCAAGCTGGCACGTAGCACTTGTTTGGCCTCCAATCTGGCTTCTTCCAAGGCAATGCTTTTGAGATCTTTGCCTCTGAAAGTGTTGTAGGCTGTGCCAGCTTTTTGCACAGCACCAATGACGTTTTGTACGCCGCCTCGTCCAGATGCCAGCAAGGCCAAGTCATCAAAGGTACCCGTGGCTGCATCAAGCAGACCGCCTTGACCAAACACCGTGGCAGTGCTGCCAGGTCTAGCCAAGGCACTTTTCACAGTGTCATAGTGTGCTGGATCAGCAAAGCCTACCACAGTACTGCTTGGTGTTTGTCCGCCTACAGCACCCTGCCCGTACTTGACTGTTTCATAACGTATGGTCATGGTATTGGTCATGACTCCGCCGCCTTGTGCATAATCATAAGTGTCATGATCCCAGTTGGTTATCATGGGATTGATCAAGGTGTAGCTCACGTGTCGTTTTTGGCTGAGTCCGTATATGGTTATGTCTTTGAAGAAAGGAGGTTTTCCGCCTTCCAGTCCAGCACCAGTGTTTCTGGTTCCATCGGTGTAGCTTTCGCCCACGTACCCCCAGTCGTTGACCTGGCGGTCGCCGGAATAGGTATCTCGAGTGTTGTATCCAAATCCACTTTGCAAAGTTTGAAGTGCCCCAATGGTTCCATTGGTCACTGGATTGCCGTTGTATTGTTGACTGGGGTCTTTGTAGTAGTAACTGAAGTAGTTGTACCACATGTTTCTGATCAAGTCTCCTTGATCGTCATTGAACACAACCTGAACAGGATTGTAATCAATCTTGCTTTGTACCAGGCGTTTGCGATTGTACTGGTTCAGTGTATCTACTGCCACGGTGTATGTGGGCAACTGTACAGTCTTTACCATGAGACCTACACTGGCCACATCTCCATTGCCAAATACGTTTTGCAAAGATGGAATTTGTCCAGTGTTGATGTTGAAGAAAACATGGAAAAGGAACTTGTAACGAGGACTTAGTTCGTAGGCATTGCTACGAAAAGTCTTCGAAGCGTGTGCGTAGTCTTTGAGGCCGTTGGGTGTAAAAAACCCTTGTAGGAAATCCTGGCCGAAGCTCATGACTGTTAGACTAGGCCAGTGCCTGCGCCTGTAGCCACGTCGCCTAGAGTTCTTCCTACAATAGCACCAACACCTGTTCCTGTTGGAGTTTGAACTGCGTTATCAAAGCGTATGGTCATGGAGATTGTGACAGCTTCGCTGACACCGTAATCCATGTTGTTGTAGTTGACTTCGCTGAGATAACAACCATAAATTTCCCAAGTTTCCAATGCAATAGGTTCATTGGCACCGTTGCCGCCGTCCAGAACTTCAAAGCGTGTCAAGAACTTGTAGTCGATACCAGAACTGGCACTGCTTTGTTCCATGAAATCCAATTGCTTTTGAAGTTGCTCACCTACTAACCTGCTGACATTGCCGCCTGCATCGTCACGAACCTGACATGTGAGATCACCCCAAGAATATTTGCCTGCCAACTTGATGGTGCTGTTGTAGATGGGCAAATCAATGGGTTCAAAACTCACTGTGGGACGTGTGAAGTCCATGACCTGTTTGGTCAATTCTGTGCGTGGTGTGCTGACTCCAAAATTTTCAAATATCACTCTAAAGCGATACTTGAGCTTGGGCATCAACAAGCCCTGGTTTGGACTGCTTTGGTCACTTGCCAAAGGCACTGTCATTCTGCTGAGCGATGAAACGGCCATTTGTTATCTCCTATATACTTTATTTATGGTAGCTTTAGGCCGCCAATCCTGCCGCTATCTCTCCAGTGTTCTTGATACGCACTGGAATGTAGATAAATTCAACAGCCTTGACTGGCTCAATAGCAATGTCCACATACAATTCGTTACGATCTATACGTGCAGGTGTGTTATTGGTCAAATCACAAACCACCAAGTAGTCATAGATACCGCGTTTGGCCACTAGGTCAATCATCAAACTAGTAATAACGTTGGTGATCTCGTTACGTGTGATTTGATCATTGGGTTCAAACAAGAACTGTTTGCCAATGCTGTCTAATCTTCCACGAATAAACGCAATCAAACGTGCCACGTTGATACGATCTAAAGCCGAGGTCAATGTGGTTGTGGTCTTGTTACCAAAGTTGGTAATACCTACACCAGGTATGAATGTGATTGGATTCACGCTGTTTTGATACAACACATCACGTAGGCCTTGACGTACACCCAAAGTTTCAAATTCGCCAGTGACAGTGTTGATATAACCTATCAATGCTGCATTGTCAATCACACCCCGACGTGTTCCTGCTGGTGCTAACCATGGAAACGCTACTTCGTCGTTGCGGATGATTGTTCTAATCATCATATGGCTGGGTGGCTGTACCACGGCAGAACCAGTGGTGTCGGTGGTCTGACAACTTGGATAGAATACACCACAATATACATCTGTTGTGGACAGTCCGTCACCGGTGGCAATACCGTCGCCATTGTTGTTGGTTGCCCAGGCCACAACATCTTCTGGGCTTAACCGTAACGGTGTGTCGCCAATGATAAATGCTGTGTTCTTACGCTCGTTGTTGAGTGCAATCATGTTGACGATCAACTCTGGGTACTGTGGGCAAGAAATCAGATTGTAGTCTTTTTGCTCTTCACGCAAGGTGGTGCTGGTGTCAATGGCCACTTTGAGTGCTTGTACAATTTGAACTCGCTGTGCTTGACGACCCATGTATGGACTACCATTGGTCTTGGTTGGATTTTGTGTTACCCAAGCATTGGTTTCTGCTGGCAAAGTCTCTCCAGGGAAATCAGTTGTGTTGAAATAGTTTACACGGAAAGCCTTGACATTGAAGCCACTGCGACGTGTGTTCCATAGCAACATGCCCTGTGGATACAGTTGTGGATCCGGTGCATCAAGATCCAAGTAGTTGCTGGTCAACAAACTGGTTATGGTTGGCAAAGGATCCGTAATGGGATTGGTTGTGCCATTGGGGGCCCAGCGTGCATCTGCAAACAGGACGCCGTTTTGTGTGACTTGATCAGTGTTGTCAATCAGCACCCATTGATCGGTGCCGTCCACATCACTCCAACGATACAGCAAAGGATAGTTTTCTAAATCACTGGTGTCAATCCAGAGATCTCCAAGCTGTAAGGGATTCTGAGCTTCATCAGGCCAAGTGGTTGGAGCAGTGGCTGCAAAAATTGGACCACCTGGATAGGTTAAAGTCAAGTTATCACCACGCACATCAAGGTTGACGGTTCTATAACCTCTCCATTGATTATCGTCCTGGATCAGGATGTCAGCCACTGTGCTGGCGCTGTAATACCATTGACGTCCATTGGCTGGATCTTGTCCTGGCTCCACTGTGCTGGCACTGTAGGTAAATGTTGGAGTGGTAACCCAATTGCTTAAAATAAATGCATCTATAATGCCTGGGGCAAAAAATTCTTGCACTTGACCATTCACATACAAAGGTCTAACACCACGCACTGCTGTGCTAAATCCCGCACTAGCCAATGGATCACTTGATACGCTGGTGTTGACTAGTTTGATAGTACCACCCTGGCTGTGTGTGAATACTATAGCACCAGTACTGTCAACACTGGCTTCCACATAAGGCACATTGGCCGCACTGACTGCTGATATAAAATCAGACACTCCGGTTCCACCTATGGTAGCTGTAACTGGAGTAGAGTATGCAGATGATCCCGAAGCAGTGGCACTGATTGTAAAGGTACTATTGACAAAGAACGGACCTGGGGTAGTATCTATGCCTGTGATAATAGTTGGACCAGTAGCAAATCTTTCAAAAAGTGTCAGTTCCGCTTGTATCAGTTCAGCATCCCAACCACCGTCGTTGATGGCCATGGTTGAACCCACTGGAATATTACTGCCACCGCCGGATGGATCCAAAGCAAAATTTGCTGCTGCATCGCTGGTGTATACTGGGCAGTTTTGTTGTACAAATGTTCCCAAAGTGCTGTCGTATTTTTTGACAACTAGGTTGATTCCCAAATTCACATTGTTGGCCTTTTGCCAGACGCTGCCAGTGGGTGCTGGACTGGCTTGACCAGTGGCCCAGCGTGGTGCATTGTAACTGTAGTCTAACAAGTAGGTAGGTACATTGTAAATGCCGGCAGTGATGCCCAAGGAGGCCAACGGAGTACCAGTTTGATTTGCAATTTGAATCACACCCTCGGCTGTGCTGTCGTAGCTGGCATTGCTGTCGCCATAGATCTGCAATTGACCATTGATGTACGAGCTGTACACACCTGCTATGTTGGCAGTGTTGATGGCATCGCTGAATTTTTGTACGGTGTTGTTGGGTGCACCTGGAACAAATACGTTGGTTCCGTTGATGTTGACGGAATTGCCAGCTGGCAAAGTTGTTGGAGCCAAGGTTCCCTGTATGGCAGCCCAGGCTGCTTTCCACTCGTCTGAGCCCAATTCTACCCAGGTATTATACAAATTGCTTTGAGCAGTTTCACTGGTCTGGCTGGCTGTGGGTCCACCACGTTTGAAGTAGATAGGATTGGTAGTGTATGTTGTAGTAACTGCATAGTCACCGATACTGCCTATGGTTTGCAACGGTACAGAACTGGAAGATTGTAAGTTTGCATCATCGGTAATGACTATAGGAGTCTTGTTGGAAAACGAACCCAATCCAGTTTGATTCCACTGGAAAAGTCCCCACACAGTGTTGGCTGCATCTAACCAATAAGTTCCGTTGTCTGGAGCACCAGTTGGACGTGTCAGTGTGGCTGTGAGTTCAGCTAGATCAATGTCAGCACGTTGCACATAGCAACGATTGGACACACCCAGGGCACTGTAAGCGGCCAACAAGCCATATTCATTGAGCTCGTACCCGTTGATAGGTGTACCTGCTGTTGTTTTATAAAAGAATGGATTACCATAGGTGGCCAACAAATCACGTTGGCTGGTAATTTCTCGCACTTGATTAGCATTGACTGCCAACGTGCCGGCTGCAACTCCAACTCCTGCACCGGAGACCTTGTTCTGTGCGGTTACCAACAGAATATACGGTACCGAATTAGTGGCAGAAGGGATATACTGACTTTCGTCAATGATTGTGACTTCTACGCCTGGTGATGTTAGTGCCATGGTAATTCCTTTTTTCTAATTATAGATATTTATGGAAAAAGGAAAAAACAGGCTAGGATCGCTTCCCTACTGGGTAGGGCTAACGATAAATACCTACATGAGACCCATGTGCATGGCCTGCAATCAGCGATTTAGAGCTGTGGCCTATCATAGAAAAACCACCATTCAATACCGCAAATTGTGCGAGTATTGTATCAAACGTGGAAGA